AAGGTGTTCATTTTTAAAATAGAACAAAAAAGGTTACCATTTAATCATATATGTAAAATGAAATTTTATTCATACGCAACGAATAATACATTATCACCAAACAGTTCTCATGTTTTAAAGCATTCAACCTCAACGGATATGGTGTATATAAAACAATTATACAATACAAGTTGTTCCAGGTATAAATGTTACCCAATATTTGACGAATACCAGTCAAAATATATACACTCCTCTAAACCGGGTGTATACGAATCACTTATAATAATGGAAAATGGTATACGTAAAGGTGTATTGACATACGTGGTAAATGATATGATGAATTATAAATATCGAGTCATGGAAATTGTTTTACTTTTATATGAGGGAACCGATTACACAGATTTATTCAAACAAATAAACAAACACTGCCGCGCTAAAAAAATAGATGCGATACTATGTTTAAATATAGGTGAAAATAACAACTTTATCAGAAATTTTAATTTCGTACCAGGTTTCGATACGTATTTGTATATGTATAATTATCACATTAACGGGACATTGAGACCAAGTGATATTTTATTTAATTTTATCTAAAGGTTAAAACTTTATTACCCTCATATATTAGATGAAGTGTGTGGCTACCTTCTCTGAGAACAGTCTTTACAAGATTAAATTAGCAAAGACTCGTAAGAATGTTCTCGAAGCTATGTACCAACGACCAAGTATCGCAGAGGTGAGGCCGATCAAGGAAAATTTGAGACTTCGTTTACGATTCACAGAAGCGATAAAAGAAGCACAAGAAATGTGTGAAATGGATAAGGACTCATCGGAATGCCACTGGGCTTGGTATGAAGTGGATGAGTTAGAGGATTCTATACTACGTCTATATCCCTATAGATAGTGATATTTGGTGGGTCGTCGTCGTACCCATAATACTTAATAGATATCCCGAATAGATCTAACATTTCGGGATTAATGTCTTCATTCATATATTTTTTCCAGTTTTCTAGAGTCGTATGGAAATATTCAACACCATCCTCTGAAAATGCAGCTATACGCATAAATGGCTGACTACGTAGTTTTCTCATATATTCGTAAACAGCTTCAGGTAAGGGTGTAGTTCTACTATAGACTGAATTTAAGATGTCAATAATGTAATATCCATGTGAATCACAAATTATATTGACTTGCATTTTGGGAAAACCTTTGATATACGCTTCAAGATCTGCATTACTAGGGAGGGTTGTATATATTGGTGTTTTTCACATATACACTCCTCATGATACCCAACACCCGGATGTGTATGATATGATATTTTAGAATACCACACCTTGTTCAATTTCACGAGTTTCGACTCTGTTTCGTTTTTTTGATGTAACCTGTGTTAGTGTACTAAATTTCAAATTATCATATTCTATACCACCCGCATATTCCCACCGTCTGAAAGAAGATACTCTACTAATCTCTTTCAATTTGTGGACTACTTCACGAGACAATTTCATTCTTTGTCTTCTTAACATCATATTTGGACGCACAAGTCCTACTCTCATCGATATCTTATTATACACTGAGACTTTATCGGGTCTTGTTTTTGACTATAACTAAACCCTGAATGTTTGGGGGGAAGTCTAAGAAGAATTTTCTCCTTTCTATAGAATCCTGTGCTGCAAAACGAGTTATTCCGTTGATGTTTTCTCCAGCTATGAGGGCGCGGATGTAGTCCATAAAAGTCACATAGAATGTTGTACACACACCGATTCGGTTATTGTTATTAGCTTGTAAATTTGGACCATTATAATATTTAGTGAGTTTATTGTTAGTATTCTTGATTCCCCACAAATTTTTGATGATTGGTACTATCTTCTGTCGCATAGTTTTACCCCATATAGAATCTTTCGATGCTTCGCCATATGGGTCAAATACCCACATCCTAAAATTTGATGTGTAAACACCTGGGTCAACTAAAACACTTACAGCGTGTCCAGTCGTTTCACCTCGCATAGCGACCATAAAAAAATGAACTTGTTTAGATGCGGAGATTCTAGAAGATGTATTTGGTGCACCTTGACTTCTCACAATCGCATCTATATTTTTTAATATACCATGTTGATTGGTGGCTATACTATAGTCTAAATAAGCAGAGACGACACTCGCATCGTCAAAGGTTTTTTGTGCTCTCTTCATATACCGTGCGATACCACCACACGATGACCTCATACCGAACCCATCTACAGATAGATTTGGTAAATCGACCTCGCGTTTTCTATACGCCTTAGCCTGATTATTGTTACTATTACTGTTATTGGCGCGACGTTTCTTCGTACCATTTTTGGTACGGTTAGGTCCCTCGTTTATATTCATGGGTGAGGGGGCAATCTTAACATATATAGAGAAATTTAAACAATCTTTATAAATGATGTGGGACATCGAACAATTATTAAAAGAGGTATACTACGAATTAGGACCAGGGTACAGTGAGAGGGTATACCATAACGCAGTTGAGGTTGTACTGAGAGAGAATAGGATTCCATACGAATCGGAAAGGCATATTTTGGTCAGCTTTAGGGGACACGTCGTGGGACAATTACGAGCTGATATTATTATAGACGATAGCATAATATTAGAACTTAAGGCTATTAAGACTCTGACTGACGGGATGGAGTTACAGGCTCAAAAATATCTTGACTTGACAGGACTGAAGACGGCGTATCTGGTGAATTTTCCTCTTCAACCTGGTCGGGAGGTGGAGATTCGTAAACTTGCATTAGGACCATCAGCGGGAGAACTCTCGCGAGTTTTTGATAAAATGCGCGATCATCATCATACTGTGTCTGCGGAGCTAACACCGCGGATTGTAGGAGTTCACGAGCTGTCTTCAAGTGAAACTTCGCCTGCTCCATGCAGTGCTGAACAGCGGGATCCGTTTCGTTAATATTTTCTAGGTGTGGATGTGTGTGAGACTCCATGTCATAAAGTGCGGATAGGGCTTCATCGCTCATTTTCTTACGAATTACACTTTTTGAGTGCACTTAGGTATAGAACATTTATTATTAGTCTTGAAACATTTGAGACAAACAAAATGTGAACATTTTCTATATTTGACACATTTAATAGTCTTGTGACAAATTGAACATTCATCATCTTTGAATTCGAGAACCTCATTCTTGAATCTCCAGAAACATGAAGTACATACTTTCAATCTTGGATCATACATTTTATGACACACTAAAAAGTTTGGACACTCTGTCATTATAAAAATATTTGATTACTTCTTTAAATACATCTTTATCTTTTCTAAAAGTTGTTTCATAATATAAAAAGTAATTATATTGTAGGTATAAACTCCCATTTGAGATCATAACAAATCTTTTTCCATATAACATCTTGTTGATATAATTTTTCTTTAGACTTGAGTAAGGGAAAATATTGAAGGTACTCATCCTCGCTGAGAAGTTCACAAAATTTATAGAGAACATAGGAGTAACTGAGGAAGTTTTTCCTTTCCATGGGACAGTTATCATCGAATGGTTTTTGAATATCCTTGAACATTATTCGAAGATATCTCCAACTCTTGTGGCATATTTGGGGGTTTAATACCACTAAGAATATTGGCTATATAGGGAACATGTTCATAGTATTTATTCAATCTTAATTTTTTCAACAAACCCTAACCTTTGCGTGTGTGATATCTTCTACTTTCTTAACCTTCATTTCTTGAGTTCGGAACGCAACTGTTCCATGACTTCTGGAGGTATAGTAGTCGTCTCTTGTGCTTGAAATTGTGACAACCATTCATTGAAGTGATTTTCCCTCTTGTATGAATAGTTTACAATTTTTTCAGATGTTTCTTGTTCTTCTTTGTAGGTCAGTTCTTCACTGATCGCTCTAGCAATTATTACTCCACAACCATCGCACACTAAATCAGCGGTTTGTGTGTAATGAATAATATTACTATCTGGACATGTCAAACATATATCAATCGTCTTCTGTATCGGTCTATATATATTTTGTTTTTCTACTTCAACAAGGTAATCTGTGAATATATCCTTTCTTTTTAGACCGATGGTTTCTTTGACATTAAATATATTATCGGTATTTATTTTATCTTCACCATCATCTATATGTAAATTCATGAACGGCATACACTTTATCATATATTCCGACATGTCACTTTCATATTTTCTACGATTACCTGGGTCATTTTCTATGAGTTTTGACCATTCATCCAATTTATTGTTATATCTACTTAAAAAATTACCTTCCATCCTTATAAAGAGATGCTTACCAAAGTTTTAAGTAGTATTTTCTTCTTCTACAAATACATTGTCACACCTAAAGATTACACGATCATTTCTGAAGAACTTGAATATATGATAGATCACAACTTAGACTATATGATGAAGATGATTTTTGGATGAAAGAAAGTAAAGATTGGGAAGATGAAATTCTTGATGAATACTACACGAATGTCACAGGTATGAAATTTCGTAAGACGATAGTTCCACAAAATGTCAAGTATATAATCCTCCGGGTAAAATATTACTTCAATGGTAAGAAGTACACGGGTATCTCGAATGATATCAATTTCAAACCTGGTCAAGGCGAAGATAATGCAATGCACTTTAGTATCCCTTTGAGTAGTGCCTGGATCGTTGATCATGATGATAAACCGATACGAGACATTACTGAAAAAGTGAAACGATATATGGGTCCTCGGTGTGATTTCCACACTCAAAAGGTTTCAATCGAGCAATTTTTATATTACGATCGAGAACACTTGAAGGAATGTTTACCTAAAATTATTATAAAAAATTCATTTGGTATGTCAAAAACAGTATCGACATTGGAGAACTTTACAACAGATCTTCGGGTACCTTAGTTGCTAAATAGAACTTGAGCTCGCCCAGATTCGCGACGTTATACTTTAAAATCAAAAATCTATTTCCAGTTTCTTGTATAATTTGCACAGACGCACACATACTCGTCGCCTTTGTAAAGATATTCAGATATTTCAGACTATATAAACCCGTAATATATGGACTTTCTTCGGGGCATTCTATACATGTCTCTTGATTTGCGAAATCACCTTCACATTTTAGCTTAAGCTCTTTACCATCACGGGTAATACCAATCTCTGAACCGAGATTGTACATATCACGACACAATCTCTGAAAATCTGATGAGGGTAGAATTGTCACCGTGGACATCTCAACTTCAGGAACTTCTATACGACTTTCATTGATATCTAACAGTTTAAGTTGAAATTTAGAACTCGTCTTTTTTGATTCACTCGTAATTGTAATATCCATATATTCTTTCGATGTAATTTCAATTTGAAGAACGTCATTGTTTGTAATTATTTTCAGTAGCTTGAAAGTGTTTGAAATATTGATACCGGCTATAATTTCTTCTTGATCACAGTGGTATTCTTCAAAATTGTCAGCCGCTAAGAACATATCAATCAATGATGTTCTTGCAGTATCCAGGGTAACAATATACATTCCCTGTGGCCTAAAGTAAATATTCACGTCATTGAGTATATCCTTTAAAACTTCAAAAGTTGACTTAAAAGCAGATGCTTGTATTGAAACCAATTTCATGTCTATAAATTTTATGCGTTACATCTTTAAATCTGTATACGCTTCACCTTTAGATACATCTCTACTTATTTTCTCTTCGAGTTCTTTAGTCATCGCGGGCTGAAGAGATTGTCCATAATTATCGAGGTAGAAGAGGGACGTGTCTCTCTCATTACCGTCTATACTGGACATAGAACATACATCTCCAAATCCTCCATGGTCAATCTCTTTCTTTGGTAGGAGTGAGTCTAACCAGTTCTTTATTTCGTTACCCACGAGAATCTTTCCATTTTTAGTGAGCATGGTGGGAACACGGTTGATCTTATTTTGAAAGTTTCTAGGTATCCCCTGTGTATTCACATTAGGAATTGTACGAGTTTTTCAATTGCGCATGACTTTTGATATACTCAATGATATCCATAGAGTGTTTACACCTTGGACTGTAGATAAGCAGCGACATTTAATATTTATACGGTATTTAGTAAAAAAATATTACGCACTATAGTAAAGATGAAGGTATATATGATTTTGCTTCTCATTCTCTTGGTAATTTTATTGACCAGGCGTGAACCATTCACTGAGATTTTCGGTTTTTCAGGATACACCAAACCCGTAGACTATATCCGTCTCAACGATCCCAGACCAAACCTAACAGGGTACAAGGAGGTTGAGGCTTCAGTGAACCATGACATGATGGACATCTTCACCATTCAAGCGAATAACGAAATCTCCAAGCGAATAGGTACCCCCACCTATATCATAGAAATGCTAAAATTAAGAAATATAATGGGCAAGAGAATGACATTTATGAGTGTGCATTTATGGTCATGAAAAAGGGAGGTTTCTCGTACGGCTTTTCTATCGTAGCTTCATTCGAGGTGAAAGGTGATACCACAAAACTCACATCCCTTCGTTCCCAGCCAATCGATAGTGAAGAGTTGAATGATGTAAAAGCTTTTACAGACGGGTCCCCTGGTCAAGAATTCATTAAATTTGAGTTAGTCAAGGAGGTTGCCACACCAACCATAAGTGAGTTTGAAGAGGCTAAAAATAAGTTAATGTAATTGTAATGATCAACATCAATGACATTATAAAAATTGATGAAAAGAAGAAAGTGATTAAAAAGGAAATATATACTAAAATTTATGAACAGTTTTCTTCTAAGATAAAACAGTCAGTCGAATTTGGTCACAAACAAGTATTTTTAACCATACCTCTTTTTTTAATAGGGTATCCTGTATTCGATAGATCATCCGCGTGTCGTTATGTGGCTAGACAATTCATAAGGGGTGGATTCACTGTCCAGTTTATAAGCGAGTATGATTTATACGTTGCATGGCCTAAACCCAAAAAGGTAAAGTGTAAGAATGATGATGATGACGACGACGATTCAGGATTTCCAAATCTCATGAATCTTAAGAAGATAGCGAACAAGTACAGGGGGGGTGCGTAGGAAATAAGCTTTTTAAAAACCCTATTAATCATAAATGGACAACTTGAACGTACTCGTCGAGGCTAAGAAGGAATACCTCGGACAGTTATGTCTCATCATGTGCCCCCCTATGATTGAAGTTTTTGATGAAATGTACAAGGAATCTATTAAGATTTCCAAGGGGCGGAAGATCCTCATCATGTTCCAGAAATTACTGAAAGAAGTTCCCAACTGGTCTAATGCAATGTCTAAACAACATACGGATAATATCGCCGATAGATGTGCCTGGTTCAATGATCTTTTAGCCGCTGTTTTTGTAGCGTGCACCAAGATTCTCTCAGCTGTTCGTCTCAAGGCGGGTAATAAGAAAATTTCACTTAAATTACCAACGAATGAAGTCTTCATTCAATCTTGTTACAATAACATCGCCAAGGATCTGTACAAGGATCCGTACATTTTCCATAATGAACAAAGTGAATATACACGCGATGAAAGTTTAACGATGCGTTTTTGCACCGCCATTGAAACCACTGTCAAAGAGTTGATTCCTGTTCAACAAATTCTTCAAACATATATGTCCCAAGAATCTAGAGATATAGATCTTAATGGTGAGGTTGAAGATACCATAGACCCGGACGTGGTAGATGAAATGGAGGAACCTATGTATGAACCGGTGGATCCTCAGGAGCTTACATCCCCTGAAGGGGAGGAAGTATACGGACTCGCTAACGAGTTCAAGACCGTTCCGGGTGTTCATACTCAACCCGA